AGCGTCTAAAGGTGTTCTTCAATTTGATATGTGGAATATCAACCAAGAAGAAGATTTGTCAGGAAGATGGAATTGGGAAGAACTCAAAGAATCTATTGTAAAAAATGGTTTGAGAAATTCACTTCTTTTGGCTCCGATGCCAACCGCATCAACCGCACAAATTCTTGGAAATAATGAATGTTTTGAACCATTCACATCTAACCTTTACAAAAGAAACACTTTGTCGGGTGAATATGTTGTGATCAACAAACATTTGGTTGAAGACTTGGTCGATCTTGGTCTTTGGAACAATGAAATTAGAGTTAAACTCTTCGCGGAAGAAGGATCAATACAGAACATCAACGAAATTCCAAATCACATCAAAGAAACCTATAAAACTGTGTGGGAGATGAAAGGTAAAAATCTGTTGGATATGGCTCGTGACAGAGCAATCTTTATCGATCAGTCGCAATCTTTGAATATGTTTATGAAAGATGTTACACACTCTAAACTATCTTCAGCTCACTTTTATGGATGGGGGATTGGACTCAAAACCGGTATGTACTATCTTAGAACCAAAGCAAAGGCGTCGGCGTTGAAAGGGTTGGGTGTTGATATGAATGAAATTAAAATAAATGAAGATTATTTGGTTCAAACACCAACAACATCGGTGAGTAATATTACAGATGAAATCACAACAGAAATGATTTCTAAAGTGTGTTCGATAGATGATCCCGATTGTTTAACATGTTCAGCATAAAACAAAAAACCCAACCTTAGAGTTGGGTTTTTTTATTTTAGATTAATTTCACCTTTGATATTTGTCTTATATGTTCTTTTAATATTTTTTTAATCAAGTCTTTCATTACATTATGATTTCACCCTCAACATGCACCATTTGTCTTATTTCTTCTTCAGAATATTTTTTTGAAATAGGTGTTCGCGCTATATGCAAATGACCACCAACCGATTGAAGGTTTCCAAGGGAAGTTATATTAGTAATGCTCAAACCCAAATGGCCATTAACCGATTGAAGGTTTCCAAGGGAAGTTAAATTTTTACAACCACTCAAATCCAAATAACCATTAACCGATTGAAGGTTTCCAAGGGAAGTTAAATTCTCACAACCACTCAAATCCAAATAACCATTAACCGATTGAAGATTTCCAAGGGAAGTTAAATTCTCACAACCATACAAATTTAAATAACCATTAACCGATTGAAGATTTTCAAGGGAAGTTAATTGATCACACCCAAACAAATTTAAATAACCATTAACCGATTGAAGATTTCCAAGGGAAGTTATATAACTATTATACAAATTCAAATCATCATCGAATGTAAAAGGTTTTCCATTCAGCAAACGAAGAAGTTCATTCCAAGCATTGGTCTTACCCTTTGGGCTTGTCAAATCGGCATTCGGAATAAAACTTAAGTTTGGAATTTCAAGGATGTATTCACCCCTTTTTTCCTCATTTAATATTTTCTGAATAAATTTCTTCACATCAAATAAATATTACCCTATGATATTTATATTCAATGGCGAACGGAAAAACATATGGTATTTTATTTCCCTTTAGAGATTCATTAAAGGGAGATTATTTAGCGTTATCAGAAACACCAGAATCTGAAATCAGAGCGGATCTGATTCATTTATTACTAACAAGAAAAGGATCAAGGTATTTTTTACCCGACTTTGGAACGAGATTATATGATTATATTTTCGAACCGTTGGATGGACCAACATTTGGTGCGATACGAGCAGAAATTCAACAAGCGGTCGATACTTACATACCCAATCTAAGAATCGACAATATAGAAATTATCCCGATGTGGCAAGAAACAGAAACTTTTGCAAACGGAGAATATATAAGTGATCAACCAGAATATAAAATTTTTGATATTTATAGAACGGCGGGACAAGGTGTAGAAGAATATACCGCAAAGGTAAAAATTTCATTCACAATAACTTCCGACGCTTTTGAAACGAAAGATTTTGTAATACTTAATATATAAAATGTCAAATAAAAAAATACCATATACAAGTAGGGATTACGAAGCGGTAAGATCCGACTTAATCAATTATGTAAAACAATATTATCCTGATGTAATTGATAACTTCAACGATGCTTCGATATTTTCTGTCTTATTGGATCTGAATGCAGGTATTGCTGACAACTTGAATTATCAAATAGATAGAAGTATTCAAGAAACAGTATTACAATTTGCGCAACAAAAATCATCTATTTTCAATATTGCTAGGACTTATGGTCTGAAAATACCAGGAAATAGACCCTCCGTTGCCGTTGCGGATATTTCGATTACTGTTCCGGCCTTCGGGGATAAAGAAGATGATAGGTATTTGGGATTATTAAGAAGAGGAAGTCAATTTATTGGTGGTGGTCAAACATTCGAATTGATTTATGATTGTGATTTCTCATCACCATATAACAGTCAAGGATTCAACAACAGAACCAAAACTCCAAACTTTGATGCCAACAATGTCCTTTTGAATTACACAATCACCAAAAGAGAACCTGTTATAAATGGAATCACAAAGGTATTCAAAAAAGTGGTCACACCGGCGGATTCTCGTCCGTTTTTGAATTTGTTTTTACCTGAAAGAAATGTTCTTGGTGTTACATCGGTAATACAAAAAGATGGAACAAATTATGCGAATGTTCCAAGTAATGCTGAATTTATTTCATCCACCGACAAATGGTATGAAGTTTATGCTTTGGCTGAAGATAGAATTTTCATTGAAGATTCCACAAAGCCAAGTGACAAACCTGGTGTTAAAGTCGGAAAATACATTCAAACAAGTAACAGGTTTATCACAGAATTCACACCCGAAGGGTTTTTAAAATTAACTTTTGGTGGTGGAACTACGAGCAGTCAGGAATTACTCAATAGTTTCTCAAACACAGGTGTTTTACCCAACACTCAAACTTTGAGTAATAATTTTTCGTTGGGTCAGACCTTAAAACCAAATACCACTTTGTTTATTCAATATAGAGTAGGTGGTGGAAAAAATACCAACCTTGGAACAAATGTGATCACCCAAGTCGGAACGGTTGATTTTTCAATCAACGGACCTTCTTCAACAATCAGTTCCCAAGTAAGAAACTCCTTGAGGGTTACAAACCCTGTTGCCGCTGTCGGAGGTGCTGACAAACCAACATTGGAAGAGGCAAGAAACTTTGTTTCATTTAACTTTGCGGCTCAAAAAAGGGCGGTCACAATCAATGACTATCATTCTTTGATTAGAACAATGCCAGGTCAATTCGGAGCACCATCAAAGGTGAATATTACAGAAGAAGACAACAAAATCAAAATTCAAATGTTGTCATATGATGCCGATGGAAAACTAACACCTGTGGTTTCAAATACTCTGAAACAAAATGTTGCAAATTATTTATCAAACTATAGAATGATAAATGACTACATTTATATTGAAAGTGCCCAAGTCATTGATTTAAAATTCCAAGTTCAAGTCGTTCTTGATGCTGTTTCCAACCAAGGTGAGGTAATAACAAATATTGTGAATACAATATCTACATATATGGACACCACGGCGAGAGAGATGGGACAGGATGTATATGTCGCAGAACTTAATAGTTTGATCCAAAACGTGGCGGGAGTAATCACCGTAACATCAATAGATGTATTCAATATGTTAGGGGGACAATATTCATCGGCACCTGTCAGCCAACCATATTCCAACGAGACAACCAAACAAATTGGATTGATTGATCAAACCATATTTGCTCAACCAAATCAAATGTTTCAAGTGAGATTCCCGAGTAAAGATATTTTGGTTTCGACCAAAAACTTCTCTGGAGTTAATATCTCTTAATTATTTTTCTGAAAACTTGATTATTTTATAAAATACGAAGTTTCGTATTTATAAAAAAACGCACGACTTATGTCAAAAAGTTTCAGAATTAGAACCGAGGTAGGAGTTGACAAACAAATACAACTTGAACTAAATCAAGATTTTGATGTTCTTGAGATTTTATCCCTCAAACTGAGGCAAACAGATGTATATGATAGAAATTGTTCAGATTATGGGGTTGTTACGGGTAGAATTATTGTAAATAACGGATATGGTGTTCCAAACGCAAGAGTTTCAGTCTTCATTCCATTGTCAAACGAAGATTCTCTTGATCCAATAATTTCAACATTATACCCATATAGAGATTTATCAACCAAAAATGAAGATGGGTTTAGATACAATCTATTACCATACCAACCTACATATCCCGGTCATGCTGCGACAGGATCATTTCCATCAGCAAACGATGTTTTGACAAGAAATGAGGTAATTGAAGTTTATGATAGGTATTACAAATTCACCACAAAAACAAATGACAGTGGTGACTTTATGATTGTTGGGGTTCCAGTTGGTGAAGTTACATTGAATGTTGATCTTGATTTATCTGATATGGGGTGTTTTTCACTTTCACCATCGGATTTGATTAGA